ACCATGACAGGTACGTGATGCCCGTGAATCGTAGTACCTTCGCTATTAAGTTCAACGCAATGTTGTGGGCGTTGGGCCAGGCTAAGAAGCTGTTGATCACGACAGGCAACACGGGCATATGGCCTGTGCTGTATCGTGGACATACGAGCGGAGTGTGGCAGTTACACGGACAGCATCAGACATGGAAAAAATTATGAGGAAGGTCACAGCAACGCTGGCTATCATCATCGCCGTCATAGGCGTGATCGTCTTGATGCCCGCACTACCGTTCATCGCATCGGCTGGCATCTTGCTGCTCATCGCGGCGGGAATGGCGGAGATGAGCAAACCCAAGAAGACCGATGCCGATACCCAAGCGTGAGCGAAACGAAACGCCGGATGCGTTCATCAAACGTTGCATGGCTGACGCGACAATGGTGGATGAGTACACCGACAACCAGCGTTACGCTATCTGCGCAGACAACGTATACGCATCTGATGAAACCTTCGATGACTATCCACAGGCAGCGAGCAACAACGCCAAGCGAGCGTTGAAGTTCAGAGAACAGAGCGGCAACCCAAGGGACTGCGGGACACCAGTAGGCTGGGCCAGGGCAAACCAACTTGCCAACAGGGAGGGAATCAGTCTTCAGACCATTCAACGCATGGCAGCGTTCGTGAGGCACAAGCAGAACAGCGAAGTTCCATACGAGCAGGGATGCGGTGGTCTGATGTGGGATGCATGGGGAGGGGATGAAGGAATCGAATGGGCGATTGAGAAGGTCGCAATACTTCGGAAGTGATGGCAGGTCCACGCAAATACGATCGCACCGCAGTCATTGATCAGATCTGCACGCGACTGAAGACGGGAGAACCATTGATGCAGATCCTTCGGACTAAAGGAATGCCCGATGTTGATTCGGTCAACAAGTGGCGAAACGCTGACGAGGAGATCAATCGCAAGGTCGCGCAAGCGCGAGACGAAGGCTTTGAGGCGTTAGCTGTGCAATGCCTGACCATCGTGGATGAAGAGCCGGAGCGCGTTCCCACAACAGGGGCGAAGGACAGCGCACACGTTGCATGGCAGAAGGCCCGCGTCGAAACACGGCTGAAGCTGCTGGCCTGTTGGGATCCACGGAGATACGGTAACAAGGTGGATGTGACCAGCGGCGGCAATCCCGTTCCCATCCCGACGATCATCATGCCCAAGGATGAATGATCGCACTATCGCAGAAGCAGAAGCAAGCTTGGAAGCTGCTCGACAGACCTGAGATCATCGAAGTCTTCGCAGGTGGCGGAGCAGGTGGCGGCAAGAGTTACCTTGGATGTCTGCGGCAGATCTACAGACGGACTGCATATCCAGGTACGCGTGGGTTCATTGGTCGCGAAGACTTCACCGCGATGCGTGATAGTACGATGAAGACCTACTTTCAGATCCTTTCTGAGTTGGGCTACAGGTCGATAGAACACTACACCTACAACGGGCAGGAGCATTCGATTTACTGGAAGAACGGCAGCGCGGAGTGGCCTGGCAGCGAGCAGCACTTCAGGTACATGAGGCATATGCCGAGCGACCCGGACTACAACAGATTCGGATCGACGGAATACACCGATGCGTTTGTTGATGAAGCACCCGAAGTGGATGCCCGCGCCTGTCAGGTGCTGTTGTCACGACTTCGCTACGGTCACAGCAGGTACGATATAACTCCGGAAATCCTTTACACGGGGAACCCAGGTGAATCGTGGATCAAGGACCAGTTCGTGCTCGACCACAACGCTGACCTGGTTACCCTGCCGAAGCACAGGGGCAGAGTGCTGTTCACAATACGCGACAATCCCGACGAAGTATTAAGGGACCAATACATCAGCACGTTGATGCATCTTGACCACTACGACAGGGCGCGTCTGCTGGATGGCGATTGGTCAGCACGACCGAAGGCCGAGCGTCCGTTTGCATTCGCGTTCGACCGGAGGAAGCACGTTCGTCCGTTTACCCTTGACAATAGACTTCCTGTAATCATCGGCATCGACTTCAACGTGGACCCGTTCTGCGCTCTGATCTGTCAGGAGCAGGGCAAGACGTTCGGCATATCGCACGAAATCGACATCAAAGGTGGGAGCATTGAAGAGATGGTGGAGCGCATCACAGCGATCGCGCCGAACATCATGTTTCATCAGTACACGGGAGACCATACGGGAACGGCACGTCGAATACAGATGAAGTCTACTGCGTCGATGTGGGATGATTTTATGACAGCGATCAGAGCAAGGGAATCACAACTAAAGCTGCCAGCGAACCCAACGCACAAGGAGAGCAGGGAGCAGGTGGCATACGTTCACCACCATCATACCGACTTCCGAGTTGACCCAAGCTGCACAGGCTTGATCTATGACCTGGAGTCTGTCGAAGTAGACGCTGACCTGCATATCATTAAGAGCGACAGGAGCAAAGCAAACCAGCGGGCGGACAAGTTGGACGTGATGCGTTACGTCATCAACACGTACCTTTACAAGTGGATACAAACACATCGCAAGACCAATGCTCTGCAACGACCAAGCAACAGCGTACAGCTTACGTCTATGCGCGGAAGATGACGCGATCATCTACATCGGCCAGTCCGAATGCGTGAACCTGGTCGTGCAGTTCACGGACCTTGCAACAGGGCGAGTGATTCACATTGACGCTGAAGCAATCGGGGATGAACACTACATCTTCGCTTCCGACCTTGGCATCAATGAGTTCCACAGCTATTCTGTCCAACTGCTGAACCTTGGCGTACCTGTTCCGTTCACACCGTACGTGATGGAGGGCTGCGACATTGAACCAGCAACGGAAGAGTACAGCCAGGTGGTTGTATCGTTCGCAGGAATCATCACGCCACGGACCAGCTACTACACCAACACGGACCAATGGTTGACCATCTACTGATATCAGCGTTGATGGCGATGGTGGCGCAAGGTGCGTACGCATCGCAGCAGGAGGGCATGATACTGCACGTCCTGACGAAGGCGTGGATGAAGCTGCCTACCTTCTTTCACAAGCCAACGTTCACCTGTCCGGTCTGCATGGTCAGCGTGTGGGGCGTGCCGACAGCGTTAGTGCTTGGATGTGAACCGATGCTGCTGCCTGTCTACTTGCTGGCTGCGGCTGGCATCAACGCAGTCGTGACCCAATGATAGGGCGCATTCTCTTCCTGCTGTTCGGCAAGCAACTGCACACGTTCATCGATTCGCAGAAGCTACGGCCAAAGGGATTCGATGGGATGAAGCTGGCCTACACATGGCAGGGCGTGAAGTACTACACATGGGAAGACCTTGCAGACTTCCCGGCAATCAGACAGAAGCACGTCGAAAGGTGCAACAGGATGATTGATGCTGGCATCGGGCAGAAAACGCTGGATGATCTATGCACCTTGATTGAAGGTCATATCCTTGAAGCAGTCAAGACCAGCAAGCAGGACGAGCGCAACAAGAGACTGGTGAGAGCGACACAGGCTGTCGGTGAACTTCGCAACAGACCGAACGAAGTGATACCGGAAGAGATCGCTTACGACCTGTGCGCGTTGTTCGTAGCACGGGAAGATGAAGACCCACGGCTGTTCGACGCTACGATACACACGGAGAAGATCCAGGTGCTTAGGTCTGCCGGGAGAGCGGGCCATGATTTTTTTACCAGCGCGCCGTTGTGGCGCAGGCTATACGGCTTATCGCTCACTACCGAAGCCGCGTTCGACCGATTATTGATGAGTTGGACCCTGGCACGAATACGGATGAAGGCGGTGAAACAGATGCACGAATCCAAGCAGTAAAGGCGATGAGGGCATTCGACGACTTCACTTTCATGATCGCGGGTGGAGATGTCGAGCGCGTGCAGGTATTGGAGCGTGGACCGATGCGCGTCTACTGGAAGGTGGCCGAGCATCATCTGACGCAGCTACTGAGCGAAAAGAAACGACAGGACCGGGCTAATAAGAAGACACGCTATGGCAGATGAACAGGTGATCATAACGAAGTTCACGGCAGACCTGACCGACTTTGAGTCGGGCGTGAAAGTCTACAACGACAAGCTGAAGGAAGCTGAAGGACTGGCGAAGAACCTTGACAAGACGGAGCAGAAGCTGTCGAATACCACGGGCAGTCTCGCAGATAAGTTCG